AGAGCTCGTTTACCCGCGCTCAATCGCTGTAACCACGGCAGGAGTTTTCCGCCAAGTCGAAAGCCAACTCTGGCCCAGCCTGCGCAATCACATTGCCAAGCTTGGTGGGGCTTGGGAGGTCACATCTGGCGAGATCCGCTACCTCCACCCCAACGGCAACACATCACGCATTATAGGCTACTCAGCGACTGATCCTGGGCGTGCTGAAGGCTGGCACGCTGAGGACCACGAATACCATCCATTGCTGATGGTAGTGGACGAAGCCAAGACCGTAGCCGACCCGCTGTTCGAGGCTATCAGCCGATGTCAACCAACCCGCTTGCTAATTGCATCAAGCCCAGGCGGGACTAGCGGTGCGTTCTATCGAGCGTTTACCAAGGAAGCCAATATGTGGTCCAAGCACGCAGTCACAGCGTTTGACTGCCCACACATAACGCAGACTCAGATTGATGAGGTAATCCAGCGGTACGGCGAGAAGCACCCTCTAACCCGATCCATGATCTACGGCGAGTTTGTTGACATAGGGCTGGAAAGCTTGGTTATCAACCTCACCCAGCTACAGAACTGCTACAACACGCCACCTAGATTCAAGCCAGGTGTACGCATAGCAGGCGTGGACTTTGCAGCGGGTGGCGATCAGAACGTGATCTGCATAAGTGACGGCAACAAGATTCTGCCTATGATTGCTTGGCGTGAGAAAGACACGATGGCAGCCGTAGGCAGGTTTATAGTCGAGTTTAAGAAGGCTGGGCTGGAAGCAAACAACATCTACGCTGACGCGAGTGGCATGGGCATGGTTATGTGCGATGCCTTGGCTGAGTCTGGATGGGTAGTCAATAGGGTTAACTTTGGGGCTACGGCATACGACAACAACGCCTATACCAATAGATCGGCTGAAATGTGGTATGGGATGGCAAAGAAGATTGAGGATGCTGAGATCATACTGCCAGAGGATGAGGACTTGACAGCGCAGTTGACTTGCAGGCGTACAATCACCAACAGCAAGGGTAAGCTTGGCGTGGAGTCCAAGGACTCAATGCGTGCCAGAGGCATAGCCTCACCCGATAGGGCTGACGCGCTGGCCTTGTGCCTCAGTAGCTCAAATGTCGGTCTTGACTTGACATTTCAGATAGAGCGTCCAACTTGGAAGTCACTTCAAGAAATGATGGTATCCCACGATCCCGTCATGGCTGGATTTGACCCAGGAGGATAAACACTATGAATATCTGGAATTGGATTACTTCAAATTGGCAAGAGATCGTAGCCGCTGTTGGTGGCATCGTTCTCGCTGCTCGCATCATTGTCAAACTCACACCGACCCCAGCGGACGATACGTTCTTGGAAAAGATCGTAAACTTCCTCAAGACAGTCGGACTGAATATTAAATAATCTTTGTGCTGCGTGCAATCCTTGAGATCATCGCAGCCGTGTTTCGCATCATTCCAGGTTGGGAACAGAAACGCACTCAGAACGCTGAGAGCGAATGGCGCAAGAATCGCAAAGCTATTGAGCGTGATCTGCGTGGCGAGTCTTGGTGGTTGCGCAACAACGACACCAGTGACGCACACAACAGGGATAGTTGAAGAGTTAATGAAAGATCCTACTTACATTGAGATTCGCAGAGGTACACCTGGCACACGCGAGTGGGCGAGGAAAGCCTTGAATGCAGTCAACGATCTTTCATACGAACTTAAAGTGGAGCGCAACAAATGAACCCTTACGATTTGTTAAGAGAGCCTTTTCAAAGCGAAATGGATTATTTCGATAAGAATAGAAATGTAACTGGTATGGCAGCTGAAGATAATAAAATTATTCTTAACCCATATTCTAACCTAAACGAACAACAAAAGGATGCCGTAATTAAAAATGAGGCAACAAGAATATTGATTCGCACTGGTCAAATAGAAAAACCAAATTTCGATCTTACGGAAGAACAAAATAAAGCCCTTGATAATACTACATACAAAAATGCAAGTGAGGATGACAGAAAAGCAACCATAGCAGCAAGATTGTTTACTGGAGATACTAGCGGTCAAAATGCCACAGAAGAACAGATGAATTATATTTCAAAACTTTCCGATTTATTTAACAAGGATAACAAATGAACGCTAAAGATACCGCAAGAACAGAATATTACACGAGAATCATCGAGGCTCTTAACCAGCGCGAAACCTGGGAGAACCGTCAGCGGTTGTTCTATCAAGCCCGCTACTTTGGTGTACGCCGTAAGATCAAGCCTTGGCCTACAGCCGCCGACCTGCACGTTCAGCTAATCGACACAGCGATTGAGAAGCTGAAACCCAGCTTCGTCAACAGCGCGATTGGCAACGACATCCTTTCCAGCTTTGTGCCGATGCGCCAACAGTTAGCCCCGCTGACAGTCTCAGCCGAGCGTTGGTTTGATTACCAGATGCGCGAGCGTACTAACTTCCAGAAAGAGATTGTTTCCGTAATTGACAACTTACTCCTCTACGGGCGTGGCGTGTCAAAGGTAATCTGGGACGAGGACAAGAAGCGCATTGAGTTTGAGGCTATTGATCCTTTCCACATCATCGTTCCTTCCTATACCAAGGAGTTCAAAGATGCAGACTTCATCGTTCACATCATCTCAACGAGTGTCGATTCCTATAAGGCAAATCCCTTGTACAAACAGGATGAGGACTTTATCAAAACAATTTCGGGTAAACCCTCCAAATCGGTGGGCTTACGAAGTGAGATTCAAGACGAGATTTACAGGCGTGAAGGAATTACTCAAGAAGCTGAGAATGACCGTATTGTCCTTTGGGAAATGTACACTCCGTCCGAGGATGGATGGAAGGTCGAAACTTATAGTCCGCTTGTTTTAACTGAAGATGTACGCAAACCATTTATTTTGCCGTATCGTCACGGCGAACCACCTTTCGTAGATTTCCCTTATGAAGTTACTGGTGGCGGTTGGTACAGTCCACGAGGTGTGGCCGAGATCCTCCTCCCGAATGAGAACCTCCTCAATAAATTAAAAAATAGTCTCTCTGACTATGTGGAGCTTGCCAACCGCCCAGTTTTTGAAGCACAGAATCCGATCTCGCTAAACACATCGAACTTGAAGATGCAGCCTGGGCAGATTCTGCCACAAGGCTTAAAACCTGTTCAGTTTAGCCAACCTCCATTTGACTTCCAGAAACTGATGCTTGAAGAGCGTCTGCTTTCCGAACAACGGATGGGCAATCCAGACTTCGGTGCTGGCTCGCAGTACCAGGTGTCGGATCGCAAGACTGCCACTGAGATTCAAGCGTTGCAGTCGCAGGCAGCAGCGTCTGGTGATTTGCGCAATCGTATGTTCCGAATGGGTCTAGCCCATCTCTTCAAGCAGTGCTGGTCGCTTTACACGCAGTACAACAAGAAGGATTTGATGTACCGCTATGCGGAAGAGACTGGCTCGATGCCACCCGAAGGTATCCACGATGAGTATTCGATTGAGCCAAAGGGTGGATTGGATTTTATCAACCGCCAGTTCGCGTTGCAGAAGTCAGTTGCTCGCATGCAGATGTTCCAAAATAATGTTTACATCAACCAAGGCGAGCTGGTAAAGTCAGTGCTTGAACAAGATGATCCCTCGCTGGTCCGCAGACTCTTCCAAGATCCAAACGCAGCCTCTGGCGATCAAGCTGAAGATCAAGCGACTGAAATCGCGACTATGCTTGCAACTGGATTCCCAGTCGCCATCAAGCCTAGCGATGATCACAAAGCGCATATATCCGTTCTCTTCGCGTTTAACCAAGCGGCTCAACAGCGGCAGCAGCAGGTCGATCAGAGCGCAATGCAAGTTCTGATGGCGCACTTACAACAGCACTTGCAGGCGTTGGAACAGATCGACCCCAACACATCCCGCGCTATCCAGAAACAGCTTCGTGATGCAGGTAAGGCTCAGATGCAACAGCAGGGGCAACAATTGCCTCCAGAAGCAATGCAAGGCCAAGCACCAGCACCGATGGCGGGTTGAAAGTACCAGTAATGCGGGATGCCTTCCAAGCGGAAGGCTTGGCAAAGTTGTGCGAGTGGGCGAATGAACAGGGTGCAAATAATAGGGCGGTTGAGATTGGTTCTTATAGTGGCGAGGGAACAGTAGTTCTTGCAAAGTATTTTAAGGATGTTCTTGCCGTAGATCCTTGGCTGAACGGATACGATATTAACGATAGGGCGAGTCAGCAATGCCCGATGAAGTTTGTATTTGATGCGTTCCAAGAGCGCGTATCTCAATTTAAGAATGTTTTATATAGCAGGGGCAAAAGCTTGGATGCGCTCCAATTCTTCAAGGATGGCGAGCTAGACCTAGTTTATATTGACGGAGATCACCGCTACGAAGGCGTGCTGGCAGACCTAAAGGGCTGGCGCAAGAAGCTTAAAGAAGGCGGGATTATGGCTGGTCACGATTGGAGCTGGAAGTCAGTCAAGATGGCCTTACTTGAGGAAATAGGACAAAAGGACTATACGCTATTCCAAGGCGATTCCTGGGCAATAAAGCTATGAGAAAACTAAAAGCAGCATTGGCGTTCATCAGAGATCAAGAATGGGTCAACGAACCTAAGTGGGAAGATGAGGACGAGAAGGCGTGGACAGGATTCTTGTCAACCCCCACAGGACAGAAGCTAAGTCTTATTTTGCTTAACCTAACCTTGCGTCAAAACGCCTCTGCCGTGATGAAGAAACCAGAGGAACTTGCAGACGCTTGTGGACGTGCTAAAGGTTTCCGTGGGTGTGTTGCGACCTTAGAATCGCTCGCATCCCAAAAACTTAACTCCGCCATTCCAGGCTATGGGGATGGATCGGATGAAACAATAGCCGACTAACCTTTAGGCAGAATGACTCCCTGCCGACAAGTGTAAGAAAGGGTCAAAATGGCGGATTCAATGGAAGTTACTGAACTGGATATGTTGAAACTTGCGGCAGCAGCCGATGCGGGATTGGAAACAGTCCCGAAGGATGAGCCAGAAGTTAAAGCAGAAACAGAGGTAAATTCAAGCGGAGATAACGAGCAGACACCCGCGCCTGCTGAAAAAGCCGAAAAAACAAAACTAGAAGCCTCGGATGAGGTTTCAGCGACCAAGGAGAAATCCGAGGAAGCCAAAAGTTCTTTAACAACGCAATCTTCAGAAGACAAGTCGGAGTCGGCTTCCGAAAAGAAGCCTACCCGTTACGAGAAGGCTAAGTCACGACTTGAGAAGGAGTGGGAAGATGTCCGAGCAGAGAAAGCCAGAATCAAAGCAGAACGCGAACAGATCGAGGCTGAAAGGGCAAGGAAGACTCCAGAAACTCCTCAAGGCGAGACAAAATCGAGCAGTCGCAAGTTTAGCGCGGAAGATTACAGGGAAGCAGCAAAGAGCTACCGTGATGAAGGCCGTGACGATCTTGCAAAACTTGCCGAACAAAAAGCTGGTGACATCGAAGTCGAGGATAGGAAAGAAGTCGAGCAAAAGACTCAAGCAGAACTAAAGTCTGCGTGGGATAAAAATTTGCTTGATGAAGTAGAAGCAAATCCAGAACTTAAAGATTCAACCAGCACATTGTATAAAGCCGTATCGGAAATGTTGCAAAACCACGCAATCCTGCGTAATTACCCAGCGGGGATCAAGGATGCGGTTGGAATTGCCAAGGTAAAGCTCCAAGCGGAGTCCGCCTCCGATTTGTCGAAAAAGGTTGCAGAGTATGAGAAAGAACTTTCTCAACTCAGAAAAGCGACTACTCCAGCGTCTGGACAACCCAAAGGTCCTGCCAAGACTAAAGCTTTTCACGAACTAACGCTCGAAGAGCAAGAACGTGAATTGATGAAAATGGCAAGCGAAGTTGACAGAGGTTGAGCAGTCATAACAAACAAGGATACTTAATTATATGGTAACTACAGGCTCAGTCAGCGCGCAGTTCCAGGCGTACTTCTCGAAGGCGTTATTGGAACGTGCAATCCCATTGCTTCAGATGGAGCAATTCGCAATGAAAACCCCCTACCCGACCAAAACTGGCGGAAATAAAACCATTAGGTTTTTCCGCTTCGGCGACCCTAGCATCACTGCTATCTCCGAATTGTCGGAAGGAACAACCCCATCCTCTGGTGACGAGCGTGATCTCACGTTGTCCTCAGTTGAAGCCACGCTTGTACAGTACGGAAGCAAGATCATCCTAACGGATGTTGTTCTCGCAACCGAATTGTTCTCGCACTTGGCACAGGCCACCAAACAGCTCGGCGAAGATGCCGCCCTCCACGCTGACACTCTCTGTCACCGCGCGTTGGTGCAGGACTCCTCGACCAGCACTGGTACTAACGTAGCCACCAAATCGTATGCCCGTTATGCTCAGAATGGCACTAACGGAACGACTTGGGCTACTGGTTCAGTTGCTAACAGCGCAATGACCGCCACCGACTTGCTCGATGGTGCGACTTCGCTGTTCATCGCCCGCGCTCCTAAGATCAAGGACGGCTACGCGCTTGTTGCGCATCCTGCCGTTATCCGTGATCTACAGCAGGACGATGATTGGTTGAAGGTTTCGAGCTACTCGAATCCCGAAGCCATCTATAAAGGTGAGATCGGTAAATTGTTTGGCGTGTCGGTGATTTCCTCGACCAACGTCCAGACCTTCAACACGGCTGCTGCTGGTATCGCCAGCAACAGCGTAGGAACAACTGGTCCTAACACTGGTTACGCAAACGTCCTCCTCGGTGGTGGCGCGTTTGGTGTTCCTAGCTTGTCCTCATTGGCCGCCTCTGGCTCGCCCTTCGCTCCGAAGGTCACGATCCTTGATGCTGCTGATAAGAGCGATCCTTATGGACAGCGCGTTGTTGCGTCCTTCAAGACGTTCTACGCGGCCAAGCAACTCGATCCTCGGTTCTTCCGAGTCATCGTTGCGAAGTCTAACTACAGCTAATAATTAAATGGGAGCTATGCTAATCATTGGCATGGGTTCTCGGAAAGCTGGGGAGGGTAAAACCTCCCCAGCCTCTTCCACCAAGGAGAAATCAGCTATGAAAGAAGGATTGGTCAAATTGCCGATCTCTATGTTCGAGCTAGGTGAAGGCGAAGAAAACGCCACACCAGAAGCTGGAGACATGGTGGAATTGGAAGGTGTAGTGGAGAAAATCGAAGGTGGTGTGGCTATGGTGCGTGTAAACAACGCTATGGCTGAAGCATCTGAAGAAGAATCCGCTGTACCCGAAGAGTCCGAAGAAGACCGCATGATGAAGATGGCCGAGGAGTCGGATAAGGAAAACTATAGCTAATGCCTATTTACCAGTACGAGGACACCAGAAATGGGAAAGTTGTCGAACTGGAAAAGGCTGTGGCCGAAAGGGATTCTGTCCCTCGTTACCTTAAACGATTCACCGTCCCACAAAGATTGAGCCTAGTGGGGGTTGGCGAACCCCTCGACAACCCGCTGGGAGTCAATCAAACAAACTTAATGAAGGGGTACTATCGCCAGGAACAAAAACTTGGCAGTAGATTCAAAAGTAATTTCACGCCAGATAGTATCAAACGTGAAACGCTAAGGAGAAAAAAATATGTCAAATGAGTTATTTCGCAGCCCGATTAAGGCCAAGAATAAAACTGTAAGAATTGTGAGTACGCCCTTTGAGAACGTAATTGAGTTTACGGCAAGCTCCAGCGGTGGCACTGTTAACACAGTTGCAACAGCCCCTGCGTCCTTGAACGTAACTCTTAACGGCACTTCGTACAGAATTGCCCTTCACAGCTAATGTCCCGCGCATTAGACAAATTCCAAGCTCAATACGGATTTTCCGTAGGGACAACTGGAACAGCTCCTGCTGGCTACTGGGCGATCCAGATGCTTGCAGATACCACGTTTAGCGCGATCAGCGGTAAATATGATGGTACTCTGACAGGCGTTACGATTGGTTCAGGCAACATCATCTATGGCGAGTTCGACAGCTACACGGCTGGAACTGGCAGGGTGATCGGCTACATAGCTGGTTAATGATTCAAGCAACCACACCGCCAAAGGTTCAAGTCCTTGGCGGGTGATTGCATTGTAATTTTATGCCAAGATTAAGCCTAGGACTTGGAGTGCAAAACATCCGCAAGGTTGGTGGTGGGGCTGCGCCAAGCGGGATTAACGTAGCAACCACAAACGCAATCGTTCTTTCTGGGCTAACTGGTGGATGGACAGACCTACACGGAACTTACACAAAGTCGGGAGATCCAACTAATGTATTTAATGGTGGTGTTAATGGGAACGCTACTGGAGCAGTATATTTCAATTCAGCATATACTGGCGGAGAAAAAAATGGTGCGGCACTATGGTATGGCCCAATCACATTTGGAAGTGGCGATGGATGGCAAATAACTTTTTATAATGACAATGATTATATTCTTGGATCAGTAGCATCAGCAGACACAACAACAGTTCCTGTTTCTGGATATAGCAACGATGCTGGCTATACTGGCACGATAACACTCACAGCCGCTTGATTTTATGCCAAGACTATCTCTAGGACTAGGAGTACAGACGATCCGCAAGGTTGGTGGTGGGGTTGCACCCCAACCAACAGCGGTGCTTATTTCTGGTGCTGGAACAGAAACATCCGATGGCAATTATGTTTGGGGTGAGTCTTTTGTCAATGGGAAACGACAATACTTCTTTTCTAACAATGAAATTTATTGGGATGGATCTCAATGGAATATATATGATGATGTTGAAGGAGAAGCTACATATTCATCTCCTGATTTAATTACTTGGGCAGTACTGGATGGTGAAGGACCAGCCCCAACTGGAACATTGTCTTATTCTTAAAATTATTATTTAATTGACACAATGAACCTCCTCTCCATTACAATCCTATGCCTTGCTTTTGCCTCATGCTCGCCACGCAAGCAAGATAACAATGCTTTGCCAGTCTACTCGGACATGGGTGCTGCATCTGATCTTGGGGCTACTAAGCCATGAGCGAAGAGCAAGTATGGAACATGGAAGTTAGGCTCGCCAGGATGGAGGAGCGTCAGGTTCAGCTTTACGCTATGGTAGAAAGGTCACTTGCTTTCCACGGGGATGTTGCTAATAGATTAGGTGCGCTAGAACACCTGCGGACGAAGGTTCTGGCTGTAGCTGGGCTGATAGGGCTTGCTTGCTCGATGGCCTGGGATGTCCTCAAAAACCGCCTTTCTAACTAGGAGACTAAATGCCCACACTTGGAACACAGACGATCAGTAGTAGCTTCGCACAGCTTCTAAAGACCTTTACCACTGGTGGGCTTAGTGGCTCTTTGCAGGTTGTTACCGATGGAGATGATACTTCTTCCGCGCTATCCCTTTCAACAACTGGCGTAAGCAGCACTGGTTCTTTCTCGGTTGATGGAGCATCAACACTGACTGGTGCTGTTACCTTTGGGACAAACATCACAGCTTCAACTGGTACGGCCACGATTGGAACGCTGTTTGCATCTGGCCCAGCTACCTTTGGAACAAACCTTACCGCATCAACTGGAACTGCAACGCTAGGCACGATTGCCTCCACGACAATTAACAATACTGGTCTTGCCACAGTTGGCACACTCCAGGTGGGCGCGAGTGGCCCGAAGCTAACTGCTGTCAGCTTTGGCACAGCAGCTTTTACGGCTTCTACTGTTGCTTCGTATAATGCAGCAGGAACAACATTTGGAACTTTTACATTAACTGGATCTCAGCTTGGCGACATAGTCATTGGATCACTTGACTCACTTGGAACTGCAACTGGATCTGCTGGATTGATTATTGGATTTCACCCAATAGCAACAAATGTAGTAAGATACTCAATAACAAATCCAACAACAACTAATGGCACAATTCCCGCAGGAACAATCTTTGCAACCGCAATGAGGTTTACAGCTTAATATGGCAAACATAATCAATCGTCAGCAGACGTTCTCCACCAATGGTACGGTTACCGCGGCTGGCCTGCATAATCTTATTGATACCGCGCTTGTCAATTCTGCGATCATTAAGAACCAGCAGGAGATCACAACCATTGGTACGGCTGATCTTTTGCTTATTGCACCAGACAGCGTTGACTCAGCACTAGCCCCACGGAAGGTAACAGTTCAGAATCTTTTTGATGACGCTTTAACTTCTGGAACATTTAATATTTCCTATGGAACTGCCAATGGAAGTGTTCTGTCAGCAAGCACTGCAACAATAGGAACTGCAACAATCACAAGATTAACCACAACCTTAGCTGGTGACTTTACCATCAGCAGCGGAACTGGTACTCTTTCAACAAGTGGTGTTACCCTTGGCACTTATGGCGGGAATGAATCCGTACCGATCATCTCAGTTGACTCCAAGGGAAGAATTACTACAATGTCAACTGTTGCCGCTGCTGCTGGCGCGAAGGGCGGCGGAACAGATAAAATCTTTTGGGAGAACGATATAACCGTGACTACCTCATACACAATTTCAACAAACAAAAACGCAGTATCCGCAGGACCGATTACAATTGGAACTGGCACTGTAACAGTGCAAGACGGAAGCGTCTGGACGGTGGTTTAATATGCCTATTGCAATCACAGGAACTGGCACGATTACTGGAATCTCAGCAGGCGGATTGCCAGATGATTGTATTACAACT